CCAACATAAGGGTTATGTACTACGGGGGGCTTCTGCCGAGTAACCCTGTATGGAAGCACAGAAGGCTCTTCCCATTTCAAGACTTCGATACAAATGTTTACCCTTACGCTGGGCATTGGGACAACCCGATAACGCCAACGATAGATATCAACTTCGGGCTAACCTATGAATTATATTACCAAGCTAACGCCTTCACTGGAACGCTCCAAGTAACGAACGCGAACCTTTACAACATCTATCACCGCAACTATATCAACGAGGTAACGGACAAGGATTCGAAGGTAATGACTGCAATGTTTTACCTTGAGCCGACGGACATCAACACCTTAGATTTCCGCGACCAAATCGTCATTGATAACTCTTACTGGAGGCTCAACAAGGTAATGAATTACAACCCTTTCAAGGAGGGGTTAACGAAGGTTGAACTTATCAAGATTAAGGAGGCTGTTACCTTTAAAAAGTCAGACAGAAGTTTGAACGCTGGGGGTTATTTGGGAAAGGAAAAGATGCCATCTCCTTCCACCGAGATAAAGACCAACGGAAACAAGTACCCGCCATTTCAGGGGAAGGTGAGCGGAGCGGAGAATAACGTAGGGCAGAGCGTTACAGCTTTTAAAGTGGTCGGAAGTCGCAACACTATCGGAGAGGGCTCGAAGAACATTACCATCTTCGGTAACGATAACGAGGTAATTGGAGGGCTGCATAACGTCCAACTCATCAATACCAATGGCGTAATTGTAACCCAGTCAAACACCACCTACATCAACGGAAAGGAACAGGACAACGTGGAGGTTTTGGAAGGTGGATTAAATGAAGTCCGGGCATTGAATGGAGGCACTAACATCTTCACGGTTGACGGTGGCGAGGACATCGTACAGACACAATTTAGCGAAATAGCTATTTATACAATAGAAGGAGGCATCGACTAATGGCAACACAAGATTCACGGATTAAAATTAAACGGTCAACCATAACGGCAACCGTTCCAACAGTACCAAGTTCAAACGACCACACGGACGGTACTTGGATAGCTACGGACATCTACAAAGGAGAACTCTTCTTTAATCAAGCCGATGGGGTTCTTTGGTCACGGGACGACAACGGGGTTGTTTGTTTGGGCGGCTCTGCTTCTTTGACAATTTCAAGCGCGGACGTTCTAACGCTGAACTCCACGCCTATCACTATTGTCGGTGCGGTTGCTGGTTATGCTATTGAGGTGGTTTCAGCAAGTGTTAAAATTGACTTCAACAGCGCGGCTTATGCAACCAACACGACACTTATTGTTTTAACGGGTGGAGCTACCGATAGTCAATATAGAATTGGAGGTTCATTGGCGGCAACAGTATCAACTCACAGGGTTGGTGTTCCAAATTCAATATCTACTGCATCTGCAACTCAATTAATTGAAAACGCTGACCTACTCGTTTCGGTTGACACAGGCGACCCAACAGCGGGAGATTCCGACATTACCGTTTTCGTTAACTACAGACTTATCCCAGCTTAATGGCTACAAAGGTTGCAATAGAGGTAGACGTTAAAACGGGCGATGCGAGCGATGAGATAATATCGTTACGCGAGGAACTCGAAAAGGTCAAGGCTGCCCAAGAGGAGATGACCAAGAAAATCGAGGCTGGATTCAAGGCTTCGGAAAAAGGTGCTGGGTTAATTAGAAGCGGGTTCAACAAAGTTGGAACGGCTATTAAGGCAGTCGGTAAAGCTGCAGCAATCTTCACGCTGATAATCGGAGCGTTGAATTACCTAAAGGATGCACTCGGCAAGAATCAGAAAGCCGCAGACTTCTTAGGCAAGGCACTCGTTACCATTGAGTTGATTACAAGTAAGCTGATTAATGATGCTATCGTTCCACTTGGCGAATGGTTGATTAAGGTTTTCACGCGACCACAAGAGGCACTTCAAGATTTCATGGATGCGACCAAAGGCATCCGAGATATAGCCAACGACATAGCTGACATCTTCCAGAGTAAAGTTGCCGTATCCGTTGACAAGTTGATGATTGGAATCAACAACCTGAGAGTCGCCTATAACCTTTTAACTGGAGATGTTCAAGCGGTCGCTGAAATAACGGCAGATACAGCAAGGAGGCAGACTGAGATAATCGAAGAGCAAGCCAATGCTGCTGCAAAGACTGACAAGGTTGTTACGGCAATAACTGAAACGGTCAAGGATGCTTATGATGCAGTTGTTCAAACTGTAAACAATGCCATTACGTTATCTGACAAACTCGTTAACCTTGAGAAGAAAGCGGAGGTTTCAGAAGCTATCAGAGCCAAGAGGCAACTTGTCTATCAAGCGGAAGCGGAAGCACAAAGGCAGATACGGGACGATGTAACCAACACAATAGCCGTAAGGGTTGCCGCCAACGAAGAACTCGGGCGAATACTAACCGAACAGGCAGAACTCGAAACGCAGTCAGCTTCTGACAAACTCAAATTAATAGATGCTCAAATCGCAGCTTATACTGGAATAACGAACGCCAGCGCAATGAGTGAAGAGCAAATAATGAAAGAGGTAGAGGCTAACCGCTTGTCAAAAGAGCAAGCCGTAAGCCTTATTCAGGCGCAAACAGAACTCGTTGACATTCTCGAAAGAACAGAGGGTCAAAGGTCTGAGCAGTTGACCAACGAAGTAGCACTTGAAAAGGAAGTATTCGACATACGCCAAGAACTCGCGAAGGTTGAAAAGTCAGACAGAGAACTTGAACTGCTTGAACTTGAACAACATTACGCAGCACTTGCCGAACAAGCTCGTTTAGCTGGAGACACAGAGACAGACATAGAAGGGGCAAAGGGTGAAGCACTTGCAAAACTCCGTAAGAAGTTCAGAGATGAGGATTTAAAGAAGGAGAAGGAACTGAGGGATGCAAAGGTTAAACTTCAAGAATCCTATCTTACGGCTACGGGTGGAGTTCTGAACTCTATCAACCAACTCGTTGAGGCAAGCGGCAATCAATCAAAAGAAGCGGTCGCACTACAGAAAACTCTTGCTATTGCTCAGATTGCAATTGATACGGCAAAGGCAATAGTCGGGGCGATTGCACAGGCTCAGAGTGTTCCTTATCCCGGCAACTTGGTGGCAATAGCCACAGGTGTCGCGGCAGTTGTTGCGGGTATTGCTTCTGCAGTTTCAACATTGAACACGGCTAATGTTCCGGGCGGAAGTGCTGCAATGCCAAGCGCACCACAAGTGGCAACAGCCCCAGCAATTCAACAAGCGACTGCTGGAACTACGGAACTCGGAGGAGTGGAACAGGCGCAACTCGCACCGATACAAGCATATGTCGTGGAGACAGAAGTAACTGGAAATCAGAATAACGTAAATCAAATTGAATCACAAGCAACATTCGGAGGATGAACAAGTTACCAGTAATTTACCTAACCATAGACGAGGACCACGAAACAGGTCTCGATGCTATTTCACTCGTTGACCATCCAGCCATAGAGCGTAATTGGATGGCGTTCAATAAGCAACACAAGTTCGCGCTGAACGAAGAGAAGAGAATCGTAAGCGGCTTTGCAATGGTTGCCGACTTTCCCATTTACCGAAAGGACGAGGACGGGCGCGAGTATTACGTTGTGTTTGACTCGGATGCTATTCGCAAGATAGCCTACAAGTTCATGAAGGAGGGCAAGACCAACGCCACTAACTTAGACCATACTACCGATGTGGATGGTGTGTTTATGTTTGAGTCGTTCTTGATTGATGAAATGAAACCAACGCCAAAGGGATTTGACAAAGCACCAAACGGAAGCTGGTATGTATCTTACAAGATTGATAACGATGAGGTTTGGGATGATGTCAAGAAAGGAACATTCAAAGGCTTTTCAGTCGAGGGTGTCTTTTCTGAATCACGCCAAATGGACGTAGACAGAATGATTATAGAAGAGGTCGAAAAGGCGTTAAGAGCGTAACGGGTTCAATTCTCTTATCTGCAAATTGTAACAGTCGGCTTTAAATTCCCAGCCGTTAACATCTAAGTCTCCTTTGTTTACAAAGTTTGACAATTCGTAAAACTTGACTGGTTTAATGTACCCAAGAATCCAGCCTTTAGACAAGTCTTTTAGAACTCGGATAAACAAGTAGAAATCACATTGCTGGGTTGTATTGTAATTCGCAACAGTTGCTAAATAATGAGGTTGCGGTTTTACATTGGTTTGCTTTGACTTAACATCTATTGTATAGCCGTCAACGATTAGGTCGTAATCATAGGTTGACGCAGTATCTACTGAGCGACCTTGTTGTATAAAATAGTCGGCAGTTATTACTTCCCCGATTGCTCCAAACTTATTGCTCCACCCTTTAGTTATTGAGTTATTCAATGCTCCAAAGCCGTAAAGTTCTTGCGCTCTATTTCGTTGCTCTTCGGTTATGATTACCTCAACCATATTGCAAATATACGAACCCAAGTGGCACACTTTCAAAAGATTGCTATTTATCAAAAAACAAGGCATGAACATTTCAGAATTGGTCGGGGCTAAACTTCCCGAAATTAAGAAACTACTTTTCAGCGAAACCGAGCAGAAGTTTGAGGATGCTAAACTCGTTGACGGAACTATCGTTCGTTACGAATCTTTAGAGATTGGCGCGGCTCTTTCCGTAGTTGGCGAAGATGGCGAAATCGTACCAGCACCTGATGGCGAACACGAGTTGGAAAGCGGAGACATCGTAAGAACTGAAGGCGGTGTTATCGTTGAGATAATGTCACCTGAGCCAGTGGCTGAAGAAGCTGAAGAGGAAAAGGAAGAAGAAATGGCAGCAGAAGAGAAATTCGACTCTGAAGGTTTCAAGGCTGATATTCTTTCGGCTGTATCGGAACTAATCAAGTCTGAAATCGCTGCGGCACAATTCGCCAAAACTGATAAAGTAAGCGACATCGAAAAAGCGGTTGGTCTGATTACTGACATCGTTGAGAAGATGGCGGCTACACCGAAAGAAGAACCATCTAAAAAGGTGGCAAACCCATTTAACAAAGGCATCGACTACAACGAGATGGTTGAGAAGATGCGAGCAGTAACTAAGAAATAAACCTATAAACACAATAAAATGGCATTTGATGTATCGGGCTTAACAGCCTACATTGAGGAACAAAACTTTCCTCTTATCACAAAAGCGGTAACTGGCGGTCGTACTGCTTCACTTATGGAGAAGCAAGTTGGCGTAAAAGGTAAAACCAAAATCAACTTGATGGATGTTGATGTGAACTTCCAAGATGGTAGCGGTTGCGCTTTTAACGCTGATGGTGATGTAACATTCACACAGAGAGAAATCGACCCAGCTAAATTGAAGTTGAATATGGAGTTCTGTCCAAAGACTTTGGAAGGGTACTACCTACGTTCACAGCTTCCAAGCGGAGCGCATTACGAGTCTATTCCTTTCGAGGAGCAGTTCGGTGCTTACTTGGTTGAGAAAATCCAATCAGAGTTGGAAGTAATGATTTGGCAATCTGATAGCACTTTGGTTTCAGGTAACCTTCAGTTCTTCGATGGTCTTATTGACGTAATCGGTGCTGGTTCTTACATCAACGCAAATACAACTGCATTCGGTTCGGGAACCGCCCTTACCACTGCATTGACCGCTAACAACATGGTTGAGGCTGTTCAAAGAGTTTACGAAGCGGCTGCGGCTGCAATCGTTGACAAGGCGGATGCTAAGATTTTCGTTGGATATGATTCATTCAGAGCGTTAGCACTTGGTCTTCAGAACGGTCTTGGAATCGTTACTGCTGGAGGTCAACTACAAAACGCACAGAGTTCATTCGCTGACCTTACAATGATTCTACCGGGCACTAACATCGAAATCATTGCCGTTAACGGATTGACAGGAACTAACGATGTTTACTGCATGAGAACAAGCAATATGTTCTTGGGCGTTGACCTTGAGGATGATGCTTCAAGAATCGAAGCTTGGTACTCTAAGGACGACCGAAAGTACAAAGTAGCGGTTGATTTGACTTTGGGTGTACAAGTTGCATACCCTGACCAAATATCAGCAGTTATTCTTTAATCTAATCGGGGCGGCTTTCGGGTCGCCCCTTCACTCTAAAAACTAAATAAAATGGCATATACTGGATGCGCACTAACTACGGGTTTCGACCTTGATTGCCGCGATGCCGTAGGCGGAGTGAAGAGCGTTAGATTTGCGAACCTTGACGATTACACTGCACTATCTCCTGTTGTATCTGCTGGAGCGATTACATCAATCACAGCAACGGCTACCTTTTACAAGTACGAGCAACTCAAAGAGACTTCAAGTCTGACCGAAACCATCAATGGTAACTCACAGAACGGAACTGTTTACTATACTCCTGAGGTGGTTGTGGTGCTTTCAAAGTTGGACGTTAACAAGCGCAACGAGATTAAAGTTCTTGCACAGCAAAGACTTGTGGCTATCGTTGAAGGCAATGATGGTGCTTATTGGGTTGTCGGCTGGCAGAATGGTCTTGAGTTAAACGCTGGAACATCTGCAACGGGTACGGCTTTCGCAGACCTTAGCGGGTACTCTTTGACGTTTAGCGGAATGGAAGCTGAACAGATGCTTTCAATCGCTGCCGCAGACGTTGCGTTAATCACAAATTAATACTATCTTCGTTTCTCTTTTTCATTGTTCTGTTGGAATTGCCCTGACTTCGGTTGGGGCTTTTCTTTTTTGTGTATATTCGTAGCGAGTTAGAAAATCAGTTAAACGCTACGCTTGAAGAATGGCAACCGTAGCACTTGTAAAGCCTCCTTAACTGGGGGCTTTCTTGTTTGGCACAAAATCGATGTTTTGCTATTTACATAAAAACAAGCATGGCATCGACCGTAACACCAGCAACCGCAACGGTTCAAATAGTTGAAAGTCTAACACTCGGAGGAGTAGACAGAGGTGGCTCACATACCCGTTCAATCTCCAATGTGGCAGAGGCGGACCGCAGAGTTATGACCATCGACTCAGCTAATGAGATTGATATTATAGAACTCAACACCAACAATGGACAAGGTAAGTTTATCCGCTCGGCTATCCGTTACATCCGCATCACGAACTTGGACAACACCAACTTCATTCGCGTAAGGTTCAAGAAAAGCGGAGGAGCAACAGCAGACGTTAAGGTTGATGCTGGTGCTACGTTTATGCTATCAACTGGAAGTATGGATGCGGACACGACTCCGGGAGCGTTCAGCGCATTCGTGGACATTGATGTGATAAGCGCACAAGCTGACACGGCAGACTGCGACATCGAATACGTAGTCTTTGCAGTTTGATAAACATCGAACGAAATAGCGCAAACGAGATAGCGTTGACCTTGACAGAGAAGGGAACAGCTACGTATTACCTCTTCAAGTTTCAAAGCGATAACACAGAGGCGGTGGAGTATTGCGTAGCAACGGATTCAAGTCTTTATCCTGAGAGGTTCAATAAATTCACCATCACCGAACAGGCATCTCCTGACAACTTGAACGCGGAGGTGGAACTGCCAACCGAAGGTCAATGGCGTTATTATGTGTATGCTAACTCATCAAGTTCAAATTTAGACCCGTCAGGATTGACAGAATTAGAATCGGGAATTGTCAAAGTAACGGGAACAACAACACCAGTTACCACCTACTCAGGCGGCAACTCAAACTATGTAGTATATGGCTCTTAAAATTCTAAACTTCGGAGCGCATAAAGTGCCGACCTTTAAAGAAGCAAGGGGCAAGGAATGGGTTCTGTTCGGAGACGAAGGGGAATACAAGAACCGCTATCCTGAGTACCTTCTGAACCTTTACAGAAGAAGCGCGAAGAACCACGCCATTATCAACTCCAAGAAAGACTACGTAGTCGGGCAAGGTTGGGCGGTTGACAAAGAAGGACTTGACACAATAGGGTTGGCGAGGCTTCAGCAGTTCATCAACGAACCGAATCAATACGAGTCTTTAAATGACATCCTCGAAAAGGTCGCGCTTGATTACGAACTTTACAACGGCTTCGCTTTAGAAATCGTTTACAACCAACTCAACGATAAAATAGCGGCTATTTATCACGCAGACTTTGCGCGTTATCGGTCAAATGAGGACGGCTCTTGCTATTACTACTCAGAAGACTGGAGCAAGCATAACCCAGTAGTTGAGAAGATTGACGCGTTTAATTGGAAAGAACCAAGCGGAAAGCAACTACTATACGTCAAAGGCTATTCTCCTGACTGCAAATACTACCCATTACCGACCTATCTTGGGTCAACTGGTTACATTGAGTTAGACGTAGAGATTGCTAACTTCCATCTGAACGCTGTTAAGAACAACTTTGTAGGCGGTACAATCGTTTCATTCTACAACGGAACGCCCACCTTAGAGGAACAAGAGGAGATTGAAAGACAGATAAAGGACAAGTTCACGGGAACGGATAACGCTAACTCTATCGTTCTGAACTTTGCAGATAGCAAAGAACGAGGCGTTGAGATTCAGCAACTGAATGGCAATGACTTCGATAAGCGTTTCGACATTCTAAACAAGACCGTCCAAAGGGAGATTTACGCTGGTCATTCGGTAACCGACCCAGCACTATTTGGAATCAAAGAAGACGGAATCTTCACTTCGAGGAATCAATTGGTTGACTCTTTTGAGTTGTTCCAAAACACCTACGTAAACGGGCGGCAGCAGTTCATCGAAAGGGTATTCAATGAATTAGCAGCTTTGCAAGGTTTGGCTAATCGTCTATACATACAAGACACCGAACCTATTTCTGTTCAATTCTCAGAGTCAACCGTTACATCTGTAATGACAGAGGCGGAAATCCGAGAGAAAGTAGGGCTTCAAGTTGTCCAAACTCAAGAGGATGCTGGAGTTGATAGCAAAACCAAAGATGCACAGGCAGCGCTTAAAGGCTCAGTTGGTGGTGTTAGCGGAATCATTACGCTGCTTCAGCAAGTCAAAGAGGGTCTTATTGCTGAGAACTCAGCTATTGCGGTACTTGTTGAGTTGTATGGCTTCAGTCCTGAGATTGCAAGGGCTACAATTACGGGCGAAGTTATCCCTGAGAATGTGGCGGCAGAGATGCGAGGGGTATTTGAAAAGCAAGATGAGGATGCTATCCTTGTTGAATACTTCAAGAACTGCGGCTCAACGGATTACGAACCAGTCGGAAATGGTAAGGCTTTAAACTTTGAAAGTGAAACCTCCGCAAGATTGCACGAGGAGATTAACCGAAAGTATTGGTTTGCCGAAGTTGACCCTATCGATACGGCTATTCTGAACATCTTAAAAGAGAATCCAAGCACTCCGTTTCTTGCGATTGCCGAGCAGTTGCAATTATCGATTGAAAGGGTAATGGCTGGACTTCAAGCACTCAATGAAGCCAACGCAATTAAGATAGCAGTTGATAACGTGCTGGACTCAACGCAACGAGTTGTGGAGGTAACCAAAGAAGGCGAAAGGCTATTGAATGAAATCCCACCAGTAGAGGAGGAGTTTGTTATTCGTTACGTTTATGCTAAAAGACCGGGCGTTGCTGGGGATGCTATCATTCCAACCACAAGGGAGTTTTGCAGAAAGTTGATTAAGCTGGTCGAAGAAGAGAATCGCACTTGGACATTAACCGAAATACAAGACATAGGCGTATCGGCTAACAGAAACGTATGGATGCGAGGCGGTGGATTTTGGGGTAAATCGTACCATTGCCGACACTATTGGGAGCAGAAACTTATGAGAATTAAGAAGAATGGCTAACGTACTATTCATATCAGAGACGTTTCTCAAAGACAACACTTTGCTCCACGAGAATATTGACTTCAAGTACCTGAGACCTGTGGTTTTGATGTGTCAGGACATCCACATCCAACACAAGATAGGCACTACTCTTTACAATGAGTTGAAAACGCAGATAACGAACTCAACGCTAACGGCTGCAAATCTTACACTTTTGGAGGACTACATCCAACCAGCGTTATTGAATTGGGTTCAAAGCGAAGCACCGACTGCCATAAGCTACAAGTTTCTGAACAAGGGGCTGCACCAGCAGAGTTCTGAGAACTCATCGACCACTTCGTTAGACGAAATCAACTTCATTTCTAAGCGTTACAAGGACAAAGCAGAATGGTATACCGAGAGACTTGTTCGTTTTCTTTTAGAGAACGAAAGCAATTACCCAAGTTACGCGAATCCTGACGATGGTCTGGACACTATTCAACCCGATACACGAACCTACACAACGGGAATGTATCTCGGACGAACAAGAAAGTTTATTTCACTTGAAGATAAATATGAGTACAAGCGCAAGCCGTAGAAATCAAGCGAAACTAAAAGCATATGTACACGCTCAACGAAATACTAACCCTAATCGAGAACCAAGCCGCAGCTCATCTTCAGGTGAAGCAGTACGGTCAGGGCGACGTATGGGAGATAAACCCGAAGGAGCTTGACTACCTTGTTCTGTGGGCAATCGAAGAGAGCGTTGTTCTATCTGAGAGAACATTGACCTACAACATCCGACTGTTGGCAATGGATAGAGTTCTTCCGGGCGAAGAAAACGAGCAAGAAGTAATGAGCGACACCATCCAAGTGCTATTGGACTTCGTGGCTTATTTCAGACAACTGCACACGACTGACATATCAATTCAACCGAGCGTTACGCTTGAACCATTTACCGAACGCTTTGACGATAAGGTAAGCGGACACGCTTGCGTTCTTTCAATAACTCAACCTTACGACTATAATAAGTGTCAAATACCTAACTAATGACTGAATCACAAAAACTAATCGGAACACGCGGCTGCAAAGTTCTAACAGGCGTAGGAGCGCATACATCGCTAAAAGGCTACGCTTTCATAGCACAGGAAGATACGGTTCTAACTACCTTCGAGGTGGATGGAGTTGACAGCCTTGCCGCGTTTGGATTAAGCGGAACTACCTTAAAAGCTGGAGCGTACATCGTAGCACCTTCGGGCGATGCTATTACAGCCATCACAATGTCAAGCGGTAGCGTTGTAATCTATAACCAATGATAGGCGTTAGCCACATAGGAATTGCCGCGTATCGCGGAGGTGGTGGCGGAGTACCTGTTAGCCCGAACTTCGTATCTACTTGGGATACGACTAAGGTGGGTAGCGCATCAGATACTGTTGTACTTCCATTATTGAGTGGCGGCACATACTCTGGAACTATTGATTGGGGAGATGGTTCTACTTCAGCATTAAGCTACGCCAACAGAACCCATGTCTATGCTTCGGGCGGGGTCAAAACGATAACCATATCGGGAACAATTGGTGGGTGGCAGTTCGCCAATAGCGGAGATAAGGCAAAGATAATTGATATATCGAATTGGGGGAACCTTAATATAACGACTGACCAAGCGTTTTATGGATGCTCCAATTTAGATATAACTGCAACAGATGCACCTACCTTATCATCGAATCAAGCCGCAAGTAATCTATTTAGACAATGTACCTCATTGACCACTCCAAACTTCAGTGCTTGGGATGTTAGTGGATGTATTGAATTTAAGTCATGCTTTTACAACTGTTCAAATTTCAATGGTAATGTCGACAATTGGGATATGTCGGGAGCAACAACTCTTGGAAACCCGTCTTTTACAAGTTTTGGAATGTTCTCTGGATGCACTTCGTTCAATAGAGATATAAGCGGCTGGAATGTAAGTAACGTTACCGTTTTTGCTGGACTGTTTTCTCAATGTTCAGTATTCAATAAGAACCTATCTTCTTGGAATGTTGGGTCTGCTACCAATATGATTGGGATGTTCAGCAAGACTACAGCGTTCAATAATGGCGGCTCTGACGGCATTAAAAATTGGGATGTATCGAATGTGAATTTATTTGGTATAGCTTCGTCAGGTAGCGTTGGCGGAATGTTCTCTTTCAGCGCATTCAATCAACCAATAGGTAATTGGACAATTAATACGTCTGCATCTGTAGGTATGGCGCAGATGTTCGCATTCTCTGCATTCAATCAGCCTATTGATGCTTGGAATGTTTCAACGGTCAATACCATGCAGTCAATGTTCCAAGCCACTACTGCATTCAATCAGCCACTTGGTTCTTGGAATACAGGTAATGTTACTACTATGAGAGCAATGTTTTTATCAAATACTACATTCGATCAGGACATTTCCAATTTTGACGTTAATCAGGTTACAGACCTGTTTAATTTTATGTCAAGCACGCTGTCTACAGTCAATTACGATGCGCTACTTATCGCTTGGGATGCACAAGGCGCAATGTCTTACTCAGGAACAGTAAACTTCGGGGGTAGTAAATATACGGCAGGCGGAGCAGCAGAGGCCGCAAGAACAAGCCTAATCACCAAATGGGGCGGAATTACAGACGGTGGGCCAGCTTAAAAAAAAACAATGAACGAGATAAGATTTCCTGAAGTTAGAACCTACTACATCTGTTTCGATAATGAACGGACAGAAGTCAAATCATACGGTTGGGTAGACCCTAACCAAGTGTTTGAAACGATTTGGATATTTGATGAATTTACCGATGAAGAGCAATGGATAGCCGAACTGCTGGTTTGGGGCATCATACCCGACATTGACGAACAAGGAAACTTAGTGTTATAATGGAAGCAATATTAGAGGCACTTGCGAGTTACGGAATAGCTGGAATCTTCCTTGCTGTGTTGGTATATTATCTGAACAAGCTAACCGACATCCATCGAGATGAGCGCAAGGAATGGCAAGTGGCTAATGATAAGCACGTTGAAAAGTTCTCGGACGTGATAGCCGAGAACACGAAGGCGTTGGTTGAGATGAGGGGCGAACTAAAAGAGAATCGTTGCAAAATGTAAAGTGGTGCGCTATTGCACCAAGAGAATGTGATTGTAAAAATGGAAAATGCGAGGACAAAAAGACCAAACGCGGCAAAGATAGCCGCAGAGGTAATAAAGGATTTCGAAGGGTTTGAGTCTAAGCCGTATCTGTGTCCGGCTAACGTGCCGACCATCGGCTACGGAAGCACCATGTACACTAATGGCGAAAGGGTTACAATGGATGACCCTGAGATAACCGAAGAGCA